CTTGTATTTCCACTATTAGTGTACCTTGCGAAATTAATACTAATTTTCGACTCTTTTTTCTCAGGTAAATATACGTGCTTTTGGTTTGCCATTATTGCTAAACCCGAACTAATTGATGCGTCATGCTTAGTTCTGTCGTTGATGTCAAACTTAGCCCAATCTTCAAGCGTCCTTGTAAATGGCATTGTACCCATTTCATCAGGCGATCTATATGTTCCGGTCAAATCAAGTCCGATATATTTTTCAATGTACGTCTCGATGGCTGAGGCATGGGCTTGTTTCACCTCCTCCGATGAGTTTGGAATACCACCAAGCTCTCTTTCGGTCTTGCTCAACTTATTGAGTATTCGATCAGGTCGGTTCATAGCGAACGACCTGTATCCTCTGTTCTTAAAATGATAGAGCAGTCTCGGTTTGTTGTTCTCCGCAAGAACCGGCATGCCGTAAAACACACAAGCCATCAGGACATCCTCAAAAAATATCTCTGCTGTCTGAGGACGAGCAATGTACTCCAAGAAGAACTGACTTACCGGAGCATCATCCATGTGATACTTGGTCATGCCGTGCAGCGATCCGTTAGATCCCCTGCCACCAACCACCGCTGAGATGTCATAGGGGTCGCAGCCAAAGGACCCGAGGTGCTCGTTGCCGGGATACTTGATCCCGTTTCGGGTAGCCACATTGTTTTGCATATTGGGTGGAGGGAACCAACAAGCGAGGAATCTCCCTCTTTGATCCGGCGTCCATACCACCTTTGTATCCTTTTCCCCGTCCTTCCAATGAAAGGTCCCACGTGTGTATAAGTGGTCGGAGATCTGACTATCATTATAGTCTATCTGTTGATAAATCTTTGTGAGATTAAATATTGCAGCCTTGCTCTCATCCCTGAAGGCATGGCTCTCTGTACGAGGGAACTGACGGTAAAACTCGTTTAAGGCATCGGCATCATTTTTCAATGACTCTACCTCCGCCTCCCAATAGTCAATGGCCCCATTGGTGATCATAGCTCCGTCTACCCCAAAGGTAGGCTCTGTTGGCTTGCGAAATACAGGCATGCCGTATCGGTCAATAAAGCCCTCCATGTTCCATTCCATGGGGATAAAAAGTGAATAAAGTCCGCTCTTGGTCTGTCCGTTAGCGTTTCGATTATTCACGTTAGAATCTTCGTACAATTTCTTATAGTTATCGCCCCCTTTGCTAAGCGCATTGGAGGTCGAACCCATCATACACTTGCCAATAATCTTACTACCTACCCTAAGACAGGTCTTGGTTACCCTCCAATTGTTTTGTATATTATTGGGCTTCAGCCACTTAGCTGATTCGTCATGGGCTAAGAACAGAAGTTTCTCCCCGTCATAGCTATTCTCTTCTGTGTTCTTCCAATCTATTGTGGTGTCAAGTCCGTCAACACTACTGTCAGTAGTATTGGTCATATTCTTTTTGGTAATCTTTGAGGCCGGCACCCGGTATGCAAGCTCAGTCTTTGGTTTGTCCATTCCATCCATTACAGGACGAAAGAAGAATGGCAGCCTGCTATTGATAGGCACGACCTTGTCTGTAAACATCTTCTTGGCATCAGCACCCGTCTTAGACAAGATACCAACCCTTGAGTCACGGGCAAGCGTGGCAATGTTTACGCACTCTGAAGACGACATAAACGAAAACCCTGAACGTCTGATCTTAAGGTAGATCATACCAAAAGATCTTGAGTCGGCCTTACATGCCTCCCAAAATATGTATAGAATCCTATTGGCCTCTCGGAAGTCGGGATAGCCCACGTCAATACTTGACCACTGAAGATACATGTAGTGCGATGGCGGCATATAGGTCTTGGTCCCATTATTCATAAACCAAAAACCCTGCTCCCTTCTGTCAAACTCTTCTTCGATATAGTCTACCCATCTGTCCTTGAACTCAGTAGGCAGATCGTTCCATTGAAATATGGACTGAATATTGGCGAGCTCTTTGGGCAGATCGAGCCTTTCCCAATACTGCTCAGCGGGAGCATTGCTCCTTTGAAAGCAATCTTTCGGTGCTACCGGTAGGGCAATAAAGAGACCTTCGATATTTATGATCTCCCCAATCTGTCCTGTCTTGGAAATGACCACCATATCGTACTGCTCATTATAACCATACCTCCAAGAACGAACTCCGTTCTTTTTGGATATGGCGATCTGAGGCACATAGTCCTTAACGACTTGATATAGACCTTCTTTCTGCAAACCCTTGTTTTGTATCTGTTCTACTTACTCCTTTTTCCATCATCTCAAGCGCTTCTTTCTCTGCCTCGATCTTATTCAGAATCTCAAAAGCGTCAAAAATGGCGAGCTTCTTAGTCGCCGCTGCGTTCTTAAGCCTGTCTGCTGCGAGCTCATCCTCGGGATCAGGCTTGATAATACTTTCCTTGGCCACTTTGATGAGCTGCTCTACCGCACGGTACCCGGCCTCTATGATGTCTATCTTTAATTCTTTTACGTCTTTCATAACACCATTGTTATTTGGTGATCAAATATTCTGTATAGCTTCTCTCCTTCTATCTCGAACTCATATTCGCTGTCAGGCTTGAAGCAGACCTTGTCACCTGCTCTCACGCCTTGCGTAGCGAGGTATTCGTTTGGGTAGACCATAGTTCCCATGAGGGGCTCATTGGTGAACGGCTTTTTTATGTATGACTCCGTAGCCGGCATTGGTCTTACGAAGCAATATCTATCGTAGGTATGCCACTTGCCGTCTTGCTTATACAAAAAGAACTGATCGGGGTCAATCAAAAACACGTCATCTCTGAAAAAAGATCGACCGCTTTTTTGACGCCCCTTCATGTCGTTGTAATACTTGAATACGTTGTGGTGCACAAGCAGTGTATCACCGGGCCTTATTGGTCCATCATATTTACTTGGAACCTCTACGACAATAGCGTGTCTGTTTGAGAAGTTGTGATCCTCCTCAGATGTGTTGACAATTAGATCAATACCGCCCACTGATTTGGTATTGTTATATCGTGTACCCATCTCGGGTCTCACGATAAAGTTAAATGGAGCCCTCATTAGTAATCTATATTATATTCAATGGCCCAAGGAATCGTGTGGTTAAACTCTTTCCACAGGACAACCTCTTCCTTATCGTTTATGATATAGATTTTAATTGAGCCCGTGTCGGCCTCAAACTTTATGAGATGAATTTTGTACGTGTCATTAAGTACGCTCTGACCAACGAGATAGTGCATGGCGCCACCTTTGTAGTCAGGCCCTACTGAGATTTTCCTGATTTCCATTTAATTAGATTTAATTTAAAAAATACTAATGTACTACCCCGAGATAGTCTGTACCCGTGATGCGGTAGACGTTTCCGGCTACCAACCCTGCAGCTATAGCAGCAGCGTTATTCGCATACACGGGGACACTCGGAAGTGGGAGAGATAAGATGTCTCCCACTGTAAAGTTCTTGGTTTTGTTCTGATCCTCTGCGTCAGTACCGATGAGCTTGTCGTTGTACGTTACGTTGTTGTCTGTTGCGTAAGAATTAATTGTTCCCATTTTATTTTAACATTGAGTTGATGAATAAGCCACAATAACACCGTATCCGTCCATATCCCAATTCGCATCAGCAAATGTATACGACTCTGTTACAGGATTGGTTAAGTTTGAATTGTTAAACAAAGAACACCCTGCAGATAATACCGAACACTCAGAGTAGAATGTTCTATTGTTTTGTGTAGCGTCATTACAAGCAGAAGCGACACTGCTACCCTTTCCACAGCCTCCAAACGAGTAAGCAGTCTGACCTGCACATAGAGTATAGTTCTGAATTTGCCATACTTCGTTCAGTGTAAAATACTGAAATGAATAATCACCTACCCTAAAGTATCCCGGAGTCCCACACACTTCATCACTATACCACCCAATTGTAAGGGCACTATTAGTATAAAGAAGTGACCCATTACCAAGCGCAAAGTCAGCACTATATAATGTTATTGGCGTGTCAAGCGCACAAGCTATATCTGCAGAAGTTGCTCCTTGTTCAACATAAAACCCATCATAATAACAGGTAGTGTCATAGTATATCGTGTGAGCATAAGAAGTAATCACCGGGTCCAAATCAGATTTAACAACCAACTGATTAGATGACTTCGCTGCATACGGACCGTATGATGTATTAATGTTTACATACGTGTTAGCATCAGCCTTCGTAATCTGTTCATTGCTTGCAGGAATAGAGGTCTTGGCCGTAAACACACCATTGTTCACAGCATTCTGTAAATTGTTAAACGAGACCGTCTGATTATTTGCTAAGCTTGCCCAAGACATTATTCTTCGATTTCAGGTTCAGGTCTTGGTTCAGGTTCAGGAGTCGGTTCAGGCTGTGGTGCAGGCGGAACATAATCACCTGTAATGGTTAGGTTCAACTGCTCGGCAACCCAATCCCATGCGTAGGAGTCCACCTCCCACTGTGCGTAGGCTTCACCTGTCATAGTCAAGTTGCCTTGTGCAAGTTGGGGTCCCTGAGATAAATCTTGGTTCTCAGCGAATAACTGATAGTAGAAAGTAGCTGAAGTGTTAAGAGTAACATTCACAGCATAGGCATTCAAAATCTTAGCCTCTTGTACTGTTCCATTGTCCCAAATGGATACCGGTTCGATTGTTTTCATTTTTATTTGTTTTTAAGTTGTTGTTCTAATTCTGTAATACGCTTCTCAAGATAAGCAATTTTGAATGTATGAGCTTGATTGTAATCAAGAGTCAAGTAACCATCTT